CACAAAGGAGAGCACAATGGCCTTTCAAGTAAGTCCCGGCGTACAAGTAAAAGAATTAGATTTAACCACAATCGTCCCTACTATTGCCACGACCCCAGCTGGTTTTGTTGGTTTGTTTTCGTGGGGACCAGCAAACGAAGTTGTCACTGTTTCTTCTGAGAACGAACTAAGAGAAGTTTACGGAGAACCAAGTGACGTTACTGCTCCTTACTGGTGGACAGCTGCAAGTTTCCTTCGTTATGGAAGCAACCTTCAGGTCGTTCGTGCAGAACCCGCCACATCACTAAATTCCGGTCACGGAACATCAGGAAAAGATGGTGTAACTGGATGTTTCCCACTCACAGATAAACTCGCATCAACCACCGGACCTTTCCAGAGTACCCAATATTCTTCCGGAACATTCGTTGCAAGATATCCCGGTAAACTCGGCAACTCAATCGGTGTTGCCGTTTGGGATAGTGCCGCAGCAGGAACCGGCGGTGTAGACGGTGGTACATTTGCAGGATGGGGTGTGGTAGGAGCTACCGGAACATGGGCATCTTACTTCCGCGAGAAACCAGACACATCACAGGCTGCACAAAACGCCACTGGAATTACAACTGGTTTTAATGACGAACTTCATATTCTCGTTTTTGATGCCGACGGTAAACTTACTGGAACAAAGAACACTCCATTAGAAATTTACGAAGCTGTTTCCAAAGCAACAGACGCCAAACTTCCAGATGGATCTACGAACTACTATCGCAACCGAATTAACAATCTTTCGGAATATATCGCAGTTACAAAGGCTACAGAACAATCATCACCAACTGGTGATGGAGAGACGATCGGCGAAGTATATAACGGTAACTCCGGTAATTCCTTTGGTGCATTCTTCAATCCTACTATCGGCGACGGGGCCGGTGCAACAGCCAGCCGACAACTTCGAGATGGTCAACAACTCGCAGGTGGTACTGCCACTGGTGGTGAAGGCGGTGCTACCAGTGAAATTACTAAACAGTACGACGCTATCTTCGACAATGCTGAAGAAAGAGACGTATCCTTCCTTATCTCTGGTCCGGCTGAAAAGGAGCTACAGATTAGTCTTGTGGGAATTGCTGAACGCAGAAAAGATTGCATTGTAACTCTTTCACCACAATCAGATTCGGTTGTAGAAAAAAGTTCAGGACAGGCCACGGCGATCATTTCCGACGCCGCTGATATTACTACCAAATCTTCATACGCCGTTATGGATAGTGGTTGGAAACTAATCTACGACCCATACAACGATGTATTCCGATATGTCCCACTAAACGGTGACATTGCCGGACTCATGGTTGCATCTGATCAGGATTCAGAACCTTGGTTCTCTCCTGCCGGTTTCAACCGTGGTAGACTACGAAACGTAATTAAGCTTGCATACAGTCCCAACAAGGCTGACCGCGATGCTCTCTATGTTAAGGGAGTAAACCCAGTCGTTGCCTTCGAATCAGAAGGTGTAGTGTTGTTTGGTGACAAGACCATGCTTGCGAAACCAAGTGCATTCGACCGAATCAATGTTCGTCGCCTGTTCAACATTCTTGAGAAATCAATCGCCACTGCTGCGAAGTTCTCACTCTTCGAATTCAACGATGAGTTTACAAGAGCGTCCTTCCGCAACTTGGTCGAACCATTCCTCAGAGACGTTCAAGCAAGAAGAGGTATCTTTGACTTCAAGGTTGTTTGTGACGAATCAAACAACACACCAGTCGTGATTGATAGAAACGAATTTGTTGCAGACATTTACATCAAACCAGCTCGTTCCATCAACTTTATTACTCTGAACTTTATCGCTACCCCAACTGGTGTAGACTTTGAAGAAATTGGTGCTTGATTTTAAAAATCTCGTATAAATAAAGTAGAAAGAAACTAGGAGTCCCAAATGCCTTCACTAAAAGTCGATCAGATTAAACAAGTTCTTAAGGGTGGTGTAAGAAGTAATCTCTTCCAAATCACCGTTAACAGAACGGCTTCAGGAATTAATGTTCCTGCTCTTCCGTTCGGTGACAACGGACAGAACCTTTCTGTTCTTGTGAGAGCTGGTCAGATCCCAGCCTCTACTATTGCACCAATTGAAGTTCCCTTCCGTGGGACTAGATTTAAGACCATTGGTGAAAGAACATTCGAACCGTGGACCATGACCGTTTATAACGATCAAGATCTACAAATCCGTGGATTCTTTGAACAGTGGGCAAACTCTATGAAAGGGTTTGCATCGAACGTAGGACAACAAGATCCAAGCACTCTGTTTGGTATTGTTGAAATTCGTCAACTTAATATGGCAGGAGAAATCATTGGCCAACCTTGGGTACTCCAAGACTGCTGGCCATCAGACATCAGTGCAATTGATCTTTCCAATGATTCAGAAGGTGCCTTATCAGAGTTCTCCGTTACTTGGCAGTACCAGTACTGGACACATCTACCGTTTACTGATGGTCCTAATATTGATGTCAACAACGCCGGTCTTTGATATATTTTAACATGAAGGAAGTGATATGCCGAACCTATTTGGTTTCTCATTCGGGAAGAACAATAAAGATTTAGATAGTTCCATCATTCAACCAGATGGTACACTAGTAAACCCATCATTTGTCCCACCAGAGGTCGATGATGGGTCTACTGTTGTTGGTGGCGGTGGACATTTCGGACAGTACCTAGATTTAGATGGTGCAGTTCGTAATGACGCAGAAATGATAATCAAGTATCGTTCAATGACGGCTCATGCTGAAATTGAAATGGCAATGGAAGATATTCTAAACGAAGCCATCGTTTATGAATTGGATT